AAGATTGCTACCATTGTTTAAGCTTACATAGCTTGGTGTGCCTAAGTTAGGCGTGACCATTGTAGCACTATTAAGCGTAGCGTTGTTAGAAAATACAATAGCTCCCGTACCTGTTTGTGGCGATGCACCAAGTTGGTCAATGGTTGCACCATTTACTATGCCATAACCTGCTGCGCTATTTGGCGTATTTGTAACCTGATTCCAAGTTACATTACCTGTAATTGTATTTGCAGTAATATATCCAGTACCAGATGTAGTAATAGATGTTCCGCTACCTACTACAATAGAACCATTGGACAATACATTAGTGACTTGGTTTTTCTGGACATTAGTTTGTCCAAAAAGAGACAAAGGCAGTAAGCATAAAGCTAAAATATTACGCAATTTCATATTAAGAATAAGTACCAGCAGCAGGGATTATAGTATCATTCAATTCAAAGCTACCACCATTAAATACAAGATCAACTAAAGCACCTAGAGTGTATTGATCAGTTTGTAATGTAACAAGTAAATTACCTGTTAAACTAGAATCATAAACCTCGAAAATTATAGGTAAAGTATCTGTTGTGCTAAATCTTAGCCATACATGAGAACCAGCAATCAAACCTGTATTATATACAACTACCTGTCTTGGACTAGCTGAACCAGTTACAGTAATACGTTCAGTATGTAGTTGGCTTGTAGGGTAAACTAATATTGATGTATTTGTACTTGTTGATTGTGCATTACGTGAAACGTAAGCAGCTTTTGGAGCAGGTACATTGTATGCTGGATTGTAAAATACACAGTTACCTCCACCATAAGTAATCATGTTACCTGTGGTTGTATAACCTTGGATGTACATGAAATACTCTGCGGAGTTTTGTCCGTAGAGTGTTATATCAGTATCTACATTGGTTAATACAAATGTAGCTTGTGCCTGTAATCCTTGAGTCCAAGCATTGTAACTAATATTTGATCTGATGTATGGAGGATATACAGTAGATGTAATTATTGGCGTAATCGCACTAGGATTAGCCGTAATAACTATTTGCAAATACTCTAAGCTAGATAAATCTACCGAAGCATTGTACTGATCAAATATACCTATGTTAATTTGTGCCCCACGTCTTACCCATAGTTGTGGAATTTGACCTGTGTTAATATCAGTAGGACTGCTTGAACTTAAAGTATAATTTACATTAGGGTGCGTTACCAGCGATATTGAGCTAGGTGGATTAGAGATCAGCGTAAGCTGAACATTTAAAGGTAGCTGCTGGTAATTCATAGAACATTAATTGCCAAAACAAATTACTGAAACACAAGTTGAATCTTCTAACTTACCAGCACCTGGTCCATTGTTTGGTTCCCAGCAATATACTTGTAATGTACTTGGTGTGCGTACACCTGTGTTAGATCCGTTACCACCAGTAATAACATTGTTATCACCAGATACCGCAGGGTATCCATTACGAGTACCTGCACTGCCAGTAAAAGCATAGTTATTAGATGCAAATGTACCTGCTACAAAGTTAATTTGATATACACCTTGTGATACATAAACAACCGAGCTAATTGAAGAAGACTGTGAAAGAATTGTAGGATTACCACCACTTAAGTTAACTGCGTCAAAAGTAACCCATGCTTTACAAACATTAGAACCAGTGATGGCATTTCCTAATGGCAACCATGAAGCAGGATTAGTAAGTAGTCCTGTGTTATTAGAAGATGTACCAGCTTGGCTTACGTAGATACCTATAGGGCCATTAGCAGTATTACTATTATTAACAATAGCATTATAACCATAATAAGTGTTGCCAGATGAATCCCATTCTGAAATACCACGCTGAGAAAAGTACGTTAAAAAATAAGAAAAAAGATAGAACAATGAGTTCATATCTTCTAATGCTGGCTGGTTTGTTCCAATAACTGCTGATGCCCAACCACCATTATACGCAGAATTTTGTATGTTAGTAGGATTAGTGGTATAGGTTGGTGTGCTTGTAGCAGAACCAAATTGTCCTATAGCAGTCTGTCCAGATACTCCGTAATAGTTACCTGCAAATAATTGCGGTACTGCTGGAGTTGTAAATGGTAGTTGTGGTTGTGACATTGTAGTAAATTATTCTAATAACCAATTTGTACCGTCTGAATATACTTTGCGAATATAAGAACCACCGCCAGATGGTGTAGAACCTATAGAAGTACCAGGAGCTTGTGTTGCATCGGATACAAAGGCTTCACCGTATTGCACTGTGCTTGCAGAAGGTAATGCAGAAACTGTTGAATGTGGTAAAACTACGATACCTTTAAATACGTTAGTTTCCGTACCACCTTGATATATGCCATATTTGTTAGTTAAGGTTACACCAGGTGTACCAAAGCCAGCTAAATATAATTGTACCGCATTATAAACATTACCAGATCCAGATTGAAAAGTAGGAGCGCCAACAAATTTTTCATAGTAATTAATACCAGTAAAACTTCCTACTGCTATAATTCCACCAGCAGCTTCGCTATATATTGTATCATTATTACCATTTGCTAAGATGCTTGCTGATGCACGAACACCTTTAGCTCCACCACCACCGCTACCGCCACTAACAACTGTAGGTTGCAAATCCACACCTATATTTGAAGCATAAGCAACACCTATGCTTAGTGAGTTAAATTGAACATTAGCTCCAGTATCTATGTTTTGTGGAGTTGTTAATGTTACTGCACCTGTTTGTGCAGAACCAGTAGTTCCATTTACCAATATTTGATTAGAAGTTCCTGTAGCTGATGTTACACCAGAAGTACCAGAAGCAGTTATTGTAACTGCACCTGTACCACCTGTTGGACTAATCGCAATTCCTGTACCAGCTATAATTTGAGATACACCACCGCCACCGCCACCGCCAGTATTAGTTAAAGTACCACCAGAAAATGATAGACCAGAACCTATGTTAACAGTTGATAAAACACCAGTATTAGTAGTGTAAAGTATGCCTGTATTGCCAGCAGTTGCATAAGGACTTATGTTTATACTTCCATAAGGATAACCAGAGTTAGTTGTAATAGCATAACTTGTTGGACCCACAAATGATAAAGTTGCATTACCTTGTATATTTAAATTATTAGCATTTACTGCTGAATTTACATTAAGAGTATTAGCTAAAGTAACATTGCTTTGAAAATAAGGTCCACTTGAAGATATATAACTTCCATCAGCAAATGATACCTTTCCAGCAAATGTATTTAAATCATTAGGACCTGCTTGTACGATGCCATATTTGTTTGTAGCAGCAGGTGATGGTGAAATGTAAATAGCAGTAGCACTATTTAATGATACATATCCAGTTAATGTTGGTGTACCAATTAATTCATGGGTATAATTAACATTAGTATAAGGTGTTAATGCTTGGATTGTACCACCTGTAGCAATTCCATAAAGTGTATCATTAGCAGCAGTATTATTAATTGTAGGACTTAATCTAAATGCTTTAGCTAAATTTCCATTAGCAGTAGCCAATGGGCTAAAATTAATTGGAATTGATGAAGTAGCAGTATCAGCACCTACTTGTAATTGGGTAAATATATTACCACCACCTCCTCCTCCGCTATTATTAGATGTTAGTACGCCACCAGATAATGTTAATCCAGCACCAAGTGTTAATGGTTGTAGATGATTGGAAGCATCTACATAGGTAAGGCCATTGGTAACAGATGGACTAGTGCTAAATGTTACAGTGCCATATAATGTAGGATTACTAATTGGTGTTGTTTGCGCTAATGCACAACCAGCTAGTAAAGGTAAAAGTAATAATTTTAAGTATTTCATATTAAGCGTATGCTCTCCAAATAAGTGTGTGGGTTCCATCTGCAACTGGGGCTGAAAGTGCTACGTAAAAATTGTTTGTGGTAGTTAAATTAGAAACAACATTACCAAATACAGTAGTTAAAGTACCTGTAGTACACATGATAGAAATGTCTATATGTGATGGTGCTGATGACAATGTGGTATTAAACGAAAACTGATATACACTAGTATAACCACTCAATAACGTGGATATAGAAACTGGAGTAGTTACATAGTCTAAAAGTATACCACCAATAATGTTAGATACTGAAATTTGCGCTGATCCAGAACTTGAATTATCAAGTTCCATTACATCACTAGAGTTCCGCAAACGAGTTAATGCAGTACCTCCATTAATTTGTATAATTCTTTCGTTTGCCATAATGATTAAGATCCTGATGATGTAACACGAGTATATCCTGCACTTGTTACTCTTGTATAACCATCACTAGTTGTACGTGTATAACCTGCGCTTGAGATAAATACATTAATGTATACACCCATTGGTTTTGGTAAAAATTGTTTTAGTAGTGCCTCACTTATAATGCTATTTTGATTAACTGTGTAAGTTAGGGTCATATTTTGGTTGTCCACCAAAGATACAAACCCTGGTAATAAGTTGTTGAGGTACTGTTGAATAGATGCAAGCGTTCCATCATTCGAGTTTAGAATGATTTGAAGCTGAATAACTAACCTATATTGTTGATCATTAAGGTTAGTTGTAGGTTGGCTTGCATCAGAATAGTTCTCCCAAACACCAGTAGTATTGGTAGTACCAGCGTAATTTCTAAAACCCGTTGTGTTGCCTGTAGGAGGTACTGTATAATTTTGAAAACCCCAATAATTAGCCGTTGTAACTGAAGGTTGTATCTTACGACTAACACCTACGTATTCTCCAATAATATCTAATTGAGGACCAACTGCTGTATTGATGTCAAAAGCACCAATTAATAATGTAGTAAGGTCATCTGCTAATGCTTGTTTAACCATTAAAGCGGTTAACATTTGTGCATTAGGTTGCTGAGAATATTGGAATATAAGCCTATTTACATAATAGTTTACTAATGTAATTAAATTTGTGCTTGGTGGAGTTCCAGATGGTGAACCATATGTAGGCCATACAGGAACAACTGTAGGGGTAGGCGACGCAACAGGTCCACCATCAGCATAAATGGGTACTATATTATTAGTAATAGGTCTTGTGCCAAAGTTAGCCATTAAAACGTGATGTTACCTACAGGTAATGTAAACTGATAGTTATAACCAGGAGATGCTATATATGAACCTGTGCCACCAGATGTTGTGCTTATGTTTTCACCACTAACATAACAGTTAGGTGCAAACTTCTTAATAAGTGCTACAATCGAGCTAGAGTCTGCTGATTGACCAATTCCATAATTTATCGCATTAGCTATCAAGGTCTTTAAATTACTTGGTACATTACCAGTAATAGCAGTCACCGTAGCACTAAAGTAAATAGGTTGTACGATTGGATTATCCCAATAAATATTAAAATATGTACCATCAACTTGTAATACTGAATATACGTTAGTATTAGGATTAATATTTACTGTAGGAGCAGATGTGTAACCTATTCCTGCTGCAGTTACAGTAAAACCAGTAATTTGACCAGTAGTACCATTAAATGCTGCAGTAGCTTTAGCACCTGTACCACCGCCACCAGTTAAGGTAACATAAGGAGCATTGTAATATCCAGAACCTCCAGAACCTAAAGTAATAGCAGATACACTACCTCCTGAAATTGAAGCAGTTCCTGTAGCACCTGTTCCAGAGTTTGTTTGTCCGCAACCAGCATTACGTTTATTGTATATTACTTGTGCTATGTTGTGAGCTAGTGTATAGCCATTTGGCTGAACAACACTTAAGGCATTACCTGTAGCAACGATTACCCATATGCTATGTGGAGGTATTCCACCTGCTAATGTGCTAGTAACTATGCTAGTATTGTTTTCTTGTACTGAAGCATAAGTAACACCATTGATGCTTACTAAACCACCATATAAACCAGCTAGATAGCCTTTGCTTGGTAATGAAACACTGACTGCACGACGTAATCTTAATTGTGCATCTGTTTCTTCGTTTTGACCTAATGTGCTATAAGTAACTGAATTGTTTACCGATGTTACACCATTAGTAACACTTACTATCGTAGTAATGGTATTTACTGACGATGAAACAGGACCTAACACAGATGCTTGAAATGCTATACCGTTAGGAGTTGGATTACTTGCAGAATAGGTACCTGCTGCTAAAGTTTGCGTTACAAGTAATTGATATTGATTACCAGATGAATCAGCTACTGTAAAAGGTGAAGTAGGTTGCTGATCTAATCCATATAAGGTTACAGTCTTAGATATAACCATATCAATCGACTGTTGTGTATAAGTACCAGCTAAACGAACAACACCATTGATAGCACATCTTTGATCTAAGCTAACACCAATAGCTTGGTTAGGATCAAATGAAGTATAAGCAGTAACTATTTGTTCTAATACATCTAGTTTTGCCTGTGCAAAAATATTGATTAAATTAGCATCAGGTGAATTAGGCTGTACATTAGCACCTGGAAATATTGTTAAATATCCAGGGAAATCTACGGAACCATATTCTATCTCACTGATTATTTCATCAATGGTTTGTATTTGAAGGCCGTTTATATCAAGTGTGTTAGGAATATGTATCGGTAGCTGGACTAGGACTTATATAGAAATCGTAGTCGCGCTTGAGACGCTGGAAGAATAAATCGTGGAAATGTTATAAGTTAAGGTCAACTGTCTGGTGGCATTATTTAGATTAGCACTTACAGATGTAATGCCTACTACCCCATAACAATTAGCTATAATATTACGAGTTTGAGCTAAAATAGCATTTTCAGTGTTCTTATTACCCAATAAATTGATCCAATCTATACCAAAGTTAGTATACCAAAAAGCATCGTTTAAAAAGGTATTTAGGGCAGTTTGAATGTTAAAAGCTATAGCATTATTAGCCGTAGCATAATTGGATAAACCTTGTCCAAATAGCCAATCGCCAGAACTAGACAAAATGTTAATAGTAGGAGGATAGGTATAACCAAAACCCCCATAAGTAACTTTAATAGTACCTACTTGACCTTGGACAAGATTAGCTTGTGCAGTAGCCCCAGATCCTCCACCCCCTGTAATTGTTATGGTAGGAGGGCTTAAATAGTCACTGCCATTGGTAAGCATATCAATTCTGGTCACTACCCCATTGTAAATGGTAGCTAAAGCAGACGCACCTGTACCTCCAGTGGTAAGGCTTCTAAATATCATTGAGGGTGAACTCATTTAAGAAGGGCGTTTATAGCGTTAGATGCGGTTGTGATTTGAGTTGTACAGTCAGGACCTGTTTTACCATTTAAGGCAGTTAAAGCAGATACTACGTCTTGAAGTGCAGTCAATAAACTCGTTGTGGCATTAGAAATGCCTATTTTGGTCGTTCCTAACGATATTAGGGGGCCAGTCGTGCCAGAAGACCCATATATCTGTGTATCTGTCGTAGAATAGCTAGAAAGCGATCCTAGTTGGCTTCTAAGACCTACAATGGCTATAGCATCAGATAAGTTATGCAGTCTATTGTTATTAGGAGGTAATCCTGTAGTACCCGACAACCACCAAGTATCCATATTCCTATCTAAAAAAATTAAAACACACGTATCGCCAGCATTTATGGGGAAAGTAATAGCCCCTCCTCCTCCCCCTAAGCATACTACAGGAACACTCAATAATTGAGGATATTGAGCTACAACTGGGGTAGTAGTTGAATCAGCATTAGTTAAATTCTGAAGAACTATACCCATATTAATGGTTATATCCGCAGTCTGGGTAGTAGGATAAAAATTAACTATAGTACCAGTTTGAGCGCACGCCAAAGCAGACATCCATTCCCTTGCCGATTGATTTAAAACAAGCTTAAGATCTGGATAAGACCTCGGTAGACTAATTGATAAATTTGTTTGCTCAGACATATTATTGTGGAAGTACAGTATTACCTGAGAAAGTGGTAGCTCCGTTAGGTCCTAGATATAGGTTAACGGTTGTAGTTAAAGGACCGTTTACGGAAGGCGAAATTATACCTTGATGAGTAATACCCTGTACTGGATAAATATTATTGTATATTGGTATATCTTCACTGATTAATTGCACTTGTTGTCCAAGCGTTAATCTAGGCTCAAATAACATTTTTACTTGGATAAAGTTACCTTGACGCATTGGTATATCCAATAAACCTGTAGCAGAGCTTATAACAAATATCTGATCGTTAACTTTAAAGGAATCGCTATTACTTAATACCTTTAATTGATTGTTATCAATAGTAGCATTTACCCCAGAAGGTAATAAGTTTTGTATTAAATTATAAGTAGGTCCGCAGAATACAGACGCACGCTGATTAACAAATTTAGGCACTGTTCCTATAATAGGGGTAGGAAAAGTCTTAATTAAATCAGAGTTAAGTCTTATAATCGTATCACTTAATGTAGAACTAGGGGGTAATGTAAAATTTGAATAGCTATTGGCTTGGGCAAAACCCCCATCAAATGCTTCAATTTCAGTAACAATGTTATTTCTACCTACCCTTGTACTGTAAGCTTGGCGTACATTCCCGTTAAAGATTAAAGGGACAAATTGGTTTTCATAACCAGCCCTAAATTGTATTTCTGAATAAGCACCACCATTGAACCATTCTTTATAAATAGCATCTCTGGTTTTTTCTGCTAAGTTGTAGATTTTAAAGTTAGCAGTTTGTGCAGTAGCTAATATTTCTCGTTTAATTGAAAACTCTACAGTATATGGAGGATTAATAGTTACGCTATTTGTAGCATAACTTGTAAATACGCCATCAACAGGCACAGTGCTACCAGAAGTAGTTGCAGGTTTACTGTATGGTCCTACTTGGCAGTATAAACTATATGTGCGGTTAAATTTCAATTACCAACAAGAATTTGAGTTTCAATTTGTTCAACTTCAGATGAAGTTAATAAATAAAAATTAGCATACCCAGTTTGAAAATCATTATAGTTTAATGGTTCATATCCATCTGTGGTTACACAAGCTAAACCAAATGTAAAAATTGTCTCAAATTGCCTCAGCATATTAGGGAACGTAGTTACCCTCATTGAGTTAATTGTAAATGCAGGATTTTGACCGTTCCAACTAAGATCAAAATACCAACCACTTTGATTAGGACGATAAGCCAAAGTCATAGTCGCAGTAGTGCCATCAGGTATAGCTATGCTAATAATCTGACAAGGTGTATCATTTATGCCTGTAATTAATTGCATATTATAAATGAATTGGACTAAACGAATTTATATTCCACGTTTGAAATATCTGACCAGCAGCTTGGCTAGATAATGTTACCTGACCAATGTTATTCGTAATAGATGGATTTGTTTCAAAATTTTGAAATGTTAAACGTCCAGCAGTTAAGTTTGGATTTATAATAACCTGACTGGCTAATCTTATCTTTTTAAATGTAACACTAATATCTGTAATGTTTGTAGTAGTTGCGTCTTGGCTAGGCTCACAAGACTCAATAGCCATATTAGCAAAGATACCCCAAGGTGTTTCTACGGTAAACAAAACTCTACCAGTCCATAATTGATACAAAAATCCAACTATGTTTTGCTGACGTAAATTAGGATCGCTTTGAGTTAAATTCGATTTGCTTAAATACCATTGATATAAATTGGTAGTATTTGCATTGATTGAATTAACAGTAGTCGAAGTGGATAATAACTCTGCTTGTGCCGAACCTGGTGTTAATGGTGGTATTAACGGAGTGTTTAAAGGTAAAGGACTTGTAGTCTGTACAGGAGCATTAGTAACCAATGGAGTTTGATAAGCTATGATTCCAATAGAACCTTTAAGAGTTACCTTTTCTGGAGAAAGTGATATTTGATCGTGAATAGCACTATTGTTTTCTAACCAATGGTCAGTAATTTCAGATTTAAATTCTAATCTTTCTTCACCACGTATATCAAAAGTTAAACCAGCTATACCATAAGGTAATGGAGATGGATAAGCATATACTGTCTGCTGAACTGGTGTAAGAGCAGAAAAGAAACTTGATTGATCACTTGGTATAATATTTGTAGCCATATTAATAAGCAGTTGATCCTACCATTCCTAAACCAGAAGCGATTCCGTAGCTTTGCGAAAAACTTTTGTTTATTTGCTTATGCATTTCTTGTACTACTGCTTTAGGATCGCCAGCACCACTAATATGTACAGTAATATTATTGTTATTGGTATTATTAGAAGTATTTGTAGAATTGTTTGGTAAATTATTATTTAAATCTGCTCCACCGCCAATACCAAATTGATCACGTAAGAATGTGCCATTTTTTAATGATGTTACTGTATCATGGAATACTCTTAATGGATCCGTAAATTCATCTAACTTATTTGTCATATTTGAAATCCATTGACCAAATGAAGTCTTATCAAAATCATCAAATGCTTTAATTACTCTTAGACTTATATCAGCAATATCATCTAATAATTCAGCAAATCCTAGAGCAGCAGGTGCCAGCATTGTGCCTATTTTTTGAGCAACGACACCAAACTTATGCTCCATAATACCCATAGCTTGATTTACTTTATCAAACGCTTTGGTATTTTCTGAAGATATTGCCATATCTTCTTTTAATTGTAATACAGAGAGATCTGCCCTTCTTAGCATCTGGAAGGTAGAGTCATTGATGCCTAATTGAGCAGTTAGTTTTCTGCCCATAGCTGCGGATATTTCACCGCCCTCTTTTACCTTTTCATGTATCTGTG